TATGCCGAATAGAGAACAGAGACGGCGCCAGCAGAAGTACCTGCAGCTGAGATTCCATAAATTGTTTCGTTGCCGTGTAACCAGATCTGGAATGTTCCAGAAGTTGCAGCAATTAAGTGACCACCGTTAGCGCCTGAGGCAGCTGTAATAGCTGAGTCACCGACGTAGACAGCAGCAGTGTCACGGTTTTGGATTGAGACTGCGACATACCCCACGCCATTAGGCAAAGTAACTAGGGGTGTAGGTGTAGTGCCTACTGTGATATTTGCGTGAATGAGAGCCATAAGAGTCCTATCTGCGTGTGTACAGAAATTGTAACGGTTTCACACGCGCTCTGCTTAGAGCTTAAACGCTAGCTGGTAAGTAGCTCCGAGCTTCTAATTCTGTTGATTCCCATACGGTGTCATTACCGTCAAAATACCATTTTGATACTTGGTCAGTCTTTTGCCAGGATTTACCGTCAGGCAGACTCCACGCTTTTTCAGAAGTAAGGATCTTGCCGTTATAGGTAGCTTGATAAACAGCAAAAATTCTGCCTTGATTGAACTTACCTATGTACCACTTAGTAGTCATAATCCTCCTTCACCTCGATAATATATGACTTGTAATTTATTATCAAGTGTCTTGCCAATTTTAGGTGTTCCAAAGCCACTGAGGTTTGGTGGCGTAGCCAGGGTTGCCGAGTTAGCCACCATTTGAGCGTTCAAAGCTTGAGCTTCTGGTTTTGTGTTGTCCATAGTCCTATATTGCTCATAGATAGGGTGATTTGAGCCTTCTTTTAGAGCCAAGGATTCAGCTGTGTGGAATTGAAGCTCAATTTTGTTTCCAGAAGGGTCTACTACAGCCATATTGATACCTTTGTAGTTTGAACCCTCAGTCCAATAATTCTTGACTCCTACCTGGTAGCCCTGGGCTTGTAAATCATTAGCGACAGCCTCAGCTGAGGATCTGTAATTAGCTGGATCTGCGACCATTGTGTATCGGTTAGCGTCGCTAATTTGAGAGGCTGCTTCACCAACAGATATTTTTTTATCTGTAGCTTCACTACCTACTTTACGAGTTAAAGATTCTTGAGATTTCAAGCGAAAATCTAAACCTTCAAGCTTTGTGCCGTACTTACTAGCTAGATCTTTCATATTAGCTGTAAGAGCTGGCTCAATACCTTTGGCGTGAGAATAAAGGGTCTGCGCGTAAGAAGCTGCTTGAGCTCCATAAGTTTGTGAAAGTCCACCGTTGCCAGACCCAAAGCGACCGCGCTCATCTCTTTCTTGGTCAGGGGAGTATTTGAGAAGGTCTGGGTCTGTGGATTTGAGAGCGTCTGGGTGCATAGGCTCAGGAGCAAGTCTTGGATCAGGGCAGACAATTACGTTATCTTCCATTTACAGGTACCCCCTTTTCAATATAAGAGCTTGCTAATTTATCAGCTGCTGCCGTTCCCAATATATTTTCCGTAATATGCAGATTTGTTTCAGCAAACCCTACTCCGTGTCCTTGAAATTGGGAAGTAGCGCTGATTGTTTGAGCGTAGTGAGCAATTTCGTGAATTATGGTGGGCTCGTTTTGGGTATATGACTTATTTATTGAAATCTCGTTTTTGTTTAGACCGCTTGAATACTGACCTGCATAGCTTTTTACAGTTTTTGTAGCTATGTCTGGGTTTGCAAAAGCGCCACCGTTTCCATAAGCTGCCTTAAACCAGTCTTGGTTAATTACATTATTTACGTACGCTTGAGTTCCAGCCTTTGTGCCGTCTAAAGTCTCTTTAGCTAAATCTGATTGTAAATTGACTACCTTAAAATCAACCATATATTTATCAAAAGCGCGAGAATACTCTTTGTAATCTTTTCCATACTCAAAACTTAATCTCATAGCCTCGCCTGGATTGCCCTCAGCTCTAGCTTGAGCCATAGCTTCTTTTGGATATACAGGAGCTGTAGGTTTTTCTAAAGTACCTCTGACCATTTCTCCTTGCCTGGTTGCATTTTCAGCAGCATAAACTTTATTTACCAAAGGATCTGATTTTAAGTTTAGTCTAAGAGTCTCGCCTCGAGATAAGCCATTACCGCCAAAAGCAGGTGCAGGATATTTTCCACCAGAGCTAGTTGAGCTCTCGCCTCCACCCGACCCAAATCGACCGTGATCGTCTCTAGGTTGATCCTCGGAATACTTAGCTAAATCAGCTATGACAGCCATATCCGTATTGTCCGTATTGTCGTCATAAACAGGAGTTCCAGATAGATCAGGCATTACTGGAATAACGTCACACTGGCAATTAGGGTGAACAGGAGGCTGTTGATCTCCGCTAGGAAAATCATCTCCCAGGGTTACGATTTTGCCGTCATTATCTTGGCACTCAGGACAAGGATCGTTAGTCGTCCATTCGATTTGTTCAACACCGTTAGCTGCGTAGCTATCTACGTTAGCTGAGATCTTAGCTCGCTGACCTTCTGTAATAGCGATTGTTAAAGCTCGTTCAGGTGAAGATAAGCTGTCCCGAATTGAGTTAGCTATCTGGACTGGAGTATCGCCAGCTGCGATTCCGTCAGCTAAAGCTGATCCTAGTAAATCGTGGCTGTAGTCAGCTATGCCTCGAGCTTGAATATCTGTTTCACCCAAAAGCTTTTTAAGTCCTCCAGGTGGATTAAGAAGAGCTGCAGCTGCAGCGTTTCCTGGCTCCCAGGTATCCCAGTTGATCGAGAAGCTAGGGTCAAATACAGGCATACCTTTAGCGTCTAGCTTAGGTTTGCTTGTAGCTGTAGCTACTGGACCTTTTTGAGCTCGATCAGCCATAGCCTCAGCTGCGTCAGATTGACCCAAAACATACATATCCGCGTAATGCTTACGTAAAACTTTTTCATAAATATCAAGATTTAGTTTTACATTTTTCATAGCCCACGCGCGAGCTCGCATACGGTCAGCTGTGCGATCAGCTGTGATCGGTGGCGTGGTGTCCATATATTGCGTATAGACACGCCTAGCGTCAATACTTCCAGCTAAAGCAGCACGAATTTTTACCGCGTTTTTAGCTGCAATTTGCGCACTTGCCTTCTGTGCGCCCTGACTCATAGGAGATAGGCCTTGACCAGAGACTTAGCTGTATCCATATCGCCATCAAAATAACAGCGGTTTAGAGCGTCGCCTACGATTGAATCAAGAGCTTTGAACTGAAAATCGCGTGTTCGACGGTAAGGCTTATCGGCCCACTTAATAAACGCACGAGCTTCCTCAGCTGCAGCTTTGCCCATATCAGCTGTGCCTAACCAGACTGGAGCTGTGTCCATACCTAGTAGCCACATAGCAAACAGTCTGTGGTGACCGTCTACAATAATTGATTTTTCGCCATCATCATAGACAAGCGGATAGCTACGATAAGGAGTCAGAGCTTGTCCCATAGCTTCAATATGATCAGCTACGTTTGAGCGTTTTAGTCCTGTGTCGGTACCGTAAAGCTCTTTGATATTTACCAGGGTAAGCTCAGCTTTTTGCCATACGTCAGGTGAGACTGGATAATCGCCGTCTTGCGTTTCAACTACAGGCCAGGGACTAGCTACAGAATCAGCTAAATCTTCTGGGCTATCTGATACTGGGTGAGCCCCTGCGTCATTTGGTAGAACCTTAAGACGTGATAATCCTTCTTTGACTTCTGCCTTTGACGGTACGCCAGCTTTGTCAATATCTGCAGACTTGCTATCACCTGGCTCAACTTTAGGCTCAGGTTTTTCTTCACCAGGCTTAGGAGGCGCTAAAGGGGCTACAGGGGCTGGTTTGTCTTGCACTGGTGCAATTGGGTTAGTGTCAAGATTATCGACGCTTGGAGGCTCTCCTGTGGCTGTTGCGACGTTAATTATGCCGTCTGGTGAGAAAAGATAGACGCCGTTTCCAGCTACAAGCATAGGTTGATCAGCTGCAGGGGTATCCAATAATGGAAGCCCGATCTCAGCTCTACGTTCGTTAATTGTCTTAGTAGCTCCACGTAGCTCAAGATCAGCTCGCGTAGCTTCTGACTGGTTGTCTCGTGCTTC